AAGGAAATAGATTCTGAATTTCTTTCATTATAAATATATCCTACATATCCAGACTTGACATTACTAGGATTATCCATATCTCTTCTTTGGTTTTCTTTAGGCTTGATATTTAAATAAATATCTTCAGCTATTTTTGTACCTTCCCAATATTCACTTATCCAATGCCATTTTAAACGCATTCCTCCAAATACCCATTCTCCATCTTTATTTTTTTCTGCTTCTTCTGGTATTTCAAAAATTTCATCTACAATATCTTGTTGTTCAAATCCTACCTCATCTTTATAAGTTATAAATCCTACCTTACGCATAGATTTCCATTCGCATTGTATAACACGAATCATACCATCTCGTCTATAACTTCGAATATGATCAGGATCATATGTACCTCTAGCATCATAATTTACAATGTTAAATTCTGAATATGGATAATTAACCCCATTACTCTCCATATAACTATCTTTACCTCCCCATCCATTTTCTAATTTATCTATTTCTTGAGGACTTAAATATTCATGATATTCATCTAAAACTGTAGATAAAGTTAACCATCTTTCTTCTACTACAGATTGAGCATCTTCTATCCAAGGTGAGTCTGGATCTAATATAACACGTACGTCTAAAGGATTACATACTCTTACTACAGGTTCACCTGCAACTTCGCCTACCCAATAAATCTCTTCTCCTGCGATTAAAGCATCCTTAAACCCTGCATTAAACTTATTTTCTATATTTTGATTTTTAACTAAATATTCTAAAATATTTTGACCTTGTTTTTCTCTAACATCTTGATATTCGTATGCTATGTATTTTTCTATTTGAGCAGGTGTTTTTGGCTGTGCCATTTGCATCTCCTCTTCAGATGCTCCCTGTTGTTGCATCTGCATCATTTCTTGTTGTTGCTGTTGTTGTACTTGTGGTGGTACTATTACACTATATAGAAATTCCATCATCATTTCTTTCTTCACCTCTTCCATCTTAGAAACAGATTCAGGATCATGAGAAACAACTCTAAAGTTAAAAGGTCTTTTAATTTCTTCCCCCATTAGAAGTTGTAATTTGGGAGATATTATATCATAATGTTGTAAGTTAGCTGGGAATTCATCTTTACTAAATCCATAAGGATTAACTACATATTCAAAATCATTCTGATCTAAAACACCGTTATACAAATCATAATTAATTTGTTTTCTATATCTAGAGGATCGTCCATTATAAGACATGTCACTATATGTAACTTTTTCTAATTCATCTATACAAGCTTTTCCCCATTTTTTTCCCTTTTTAGATTTAGCTATTTTCTGTTTTGGTAACTCCTCTAATATGTTATTTTGATTTAATCCCTGCATTATAGTATTATTCTAACTTACAAAAATATATAAATTTATCTTATTTCCAAATATTTTTATCTTTTTCTTTTCTTAAATAATGAAGATCGCCAAAATTTATCTCCCATATTAAAGTCAAATTTAGCTTCTAAATCAATATTATAGTTTTCATGGGAATGTAATATACATAACATAAATGCTATTGCACGGTCAAAATTACCGTCTTTATGATCATAAGCTATTAATTCTTGTATTAAGGGAATTGAATAAATTGTATGTAAATTTAATTGATCTCCTTTTTCTCCATCTGCTCTTTTTTCTAACAACCAATCTCTAAGATATAATTCACATTGAACTTTAATTGGTTCACTCATATGAACTCCATAACCTCTAGCTACTGTAGTTCTATTTACAATATCTTTTAGTATACTTGGTTGAGCTTTTAATAAATGTAAACATTTCTTTTGTTCAAAATATATTTTTAATCCTTTTAAATTGTTCTCGTATAGTGTTTGTGCATTATAATATGTAAGAAGTTTTCTTACAATTTCATAATATTCTTTTGCTGTATCAGGTCTTCCTGTATATTCTGCTACTGGTATATTATATGTATTATCAAATTTTTGAAAAGTCTTATAAATAAAAGTACTACCTAATGAACTAGTAGTTGAATCATCTTGATCATAAGGGTCAGTTCCTGCAATATATAATCCATATGGTATTTGACCGCTAGCATCTTTATATGGATGTTCCCAAATAACTACACATCCTTTTTTATCATCTGTATGTTTTATTGGAAACTTATTCACAGGATTTAATTCTATATTAGGCATCCATTTTACACCTTTTTCTTCCCAATACAATTCTCCGATCATAGCCATATCTTGAGCTATTTTGGTAACTTCCAATTCTCCTAACCATGCATTCAATTCAATAGTTGGGAATATATTTCCACTACTTCTTAAGAAAGCTTCTCTAGGAGTCTTTGGAGATTGAGTAATATATTTCTCCCATGTAGTTCTAGAATCTGTAGTTTTAATAATTTTTCTTTCTTGATCTAAAAACTCTTCTGCAGCATCTCTATTAGAATTACCTTCTTCATCTACCATCTTTACAACTTCACCTGATTTTAAAGTTACCTTTCCTGGTTTGTACCACATATCATCAATAAAGAATCCACAATTAGTTCCTGATCCACCTTCATCCCATATATTCTCAAATGGTCTTAACCAATATTTATCTGGATTATAAAACATCTCAGCAAAATCATTTGATCCTCCATCCATATCACCACCTGTTCCAAATATCAATGGCATCCCAATCATCACATTACCGTCCCTAAATACAGGAGCAGTAATCATATATGCATTTATAAGATTAGGAAATTTACCAGCCTCTTCCCATAACATGAGATCAGCTGTTTTACCAATAGCTGCAGAGAAGTTATCTTTAAATGTTAAAGTAAATATTTCACTATTATATCCATTCCATACTTCTTTCCCATCTAATACTTCTTTAAATCTAGCTTTAACAAAATCTCTTCGATCTGGATTTCTACGTTTAGCCCATGCTGTATGTTTATTAATAAAGTTAATCATTTCTAAAGCCATGGCCATTGTAGCTCCACCATATTCATT